GGCGTACTGCTCCAGTGCATCCTTCGCGGCAGCAGGAATTTCAACGTCGCCGCCGAGTTGTGGATGCGTCTCGAGGGATAGTCCGGGAAACGCTCCTCTCCAGTACATCTCTGCTGAGCCTCCGTATAGTTTGTTCAGGTCAAGGAGTCGGTTGAACACCGTCTTCATGCGAGGCGTTCCAAAGATTTCACTCACCTGGAGGTTGTCAGCAAGATGAATCACTCGTGTCCAGTGAACGGCTTTCTGCTTCAGCGATACAACACTCAGCGTGTCATCCGTATTCTGTGGATTCTCGAACTGGATGTTGTACTCAGTCGGATAGCCGAACCGAGGACTATTAACGTCTTGTTCCCTCTTCGTGATCTGAACAAGGGAAGCATCGAAGGCTCGCAGGAAGATAAGATCTAATCCTTCCTTTCCTTCTACTGGACTTTGTAGATCCTCTCCGTCGTTTAGTCCCAACAGAAGAACACCGAATGATCCGATACCGCTCAGCTCATCTGCTCTGCGAAGGTGTTCCCACAGCGGACTGCCCTCATCGTTCTTGAAGAATGACTGGCCTCGTAGATTCTGTGATACTTCTTCAAGTCTCTTTTCAAACGGTGTCGTCTGTTCAGGGTCATTTGACTCATAAATTCGTGGAGCCAGTTGCCATGATTCTCGAGGAAGGAGTTCAACTACGCGAGCAGCAATCCCCTCCCTGTCGTACAGTTCACGATAGTCCTGTTCCCGAATGATTTCGGGGTGTCCACATTCGTGCTTGATATTACGTCTCGGGTCAATGAGCTGATTGATTAGATCAATCCTGGAAGCGACTACATTGTAGGCGAGCTCATCAGGTGTGTGTGCGTTCTTGATGGTGGAAGGAAGTTGTGATCTCCCCATCAGTTCGCGACTTTTAGCGACAGGCATTATTCTTATCCCTTGAATAGAGGTTGGATAACCGATTTCGTAGACTTGTCTTTGAGTCCGTAGACTGCGAGTACAAGTGAGTCAAGTTCATCAGGCGAATGGCCGATGATGTCAATGAGGGTTGTCTCCTTCGAGTCCTTATTCTTCTTGCTCTTCGAGGGAAGGTACATCCTGCCTTCGCCGTCGTAGAGCAGAGGTATCCTGGACATCTGCATTCTCAGTTCAGTGTACTCTTTCGGCATAGCGAACTGAGGAGTGAACTCGTTTCCGGGATCTAGTCGCTGCCGAAGCAGTCCGTACATCTCGGCTCGTCTGTTCTTGAAGATGTATCGGTCTTCGTCTTCGAGCTTTCTCTTTTCGAGGATAGTCATTCCTCGTTTCTTTTCGGGAGTGGCTCCTTCGCCGAAAGCTACTGTTTTGACATTGTATCCCTTTGCTCTGAGAGCGTCAGCGTGTTGTTTGCCGCCTCCCCCTCGGTCAAAGTACACATTGCCTGCCTGCACTGAGTGAGCGTTCATGAGGGCAATGGTGTTCCCTGGAATCACAGAAGTGTCAGGTGTTCGCATACTCACTTGGTCAATGATTCCGTGTTCATCGCAGATAGTCCAACAGGTATTGTCTCCTCCCTCAGCAGGGTCAACTCCAATTGTCTTCGCTACTCTATGAGTATGTCTCAGTTCTTCAAAGCGAGTCTCAGCGATGTTGATCCATTCAGGTGGATACAGGAGTGCATCTGATCCTTCATAGAACTCAGCGTCTAAGCCAACGCATTGTCGGATAGGATCCCAGATTTCTCTTCGTTTCACATAGTCGTTATAGCGAACAACTCCAGGAACAATCTCTCTGCCAGACGGTTTCTTTCCGGCTTTGATTTCAGCCTGAGCAAGACGAACGTTCGGTGACTGTTCCGCTTTGATACGGATCACCTTGCGGAAGTAGCCTTTATCGGTTGGATGTTTCAGGTCCCCATCTCTTACTCCTTTCTTGAAGAAGTTGTCGCAGGGATAGGGATTTCCGATAATCAGCTTGCGATGAGCCCACGTGTCGCTCGCTTCATACGGAGTATCTTCCATCCCTGACGCTTCGTCGAACAGAGCCATTGTCATCGGCTCACCGTTCGGACCTCTACTCACGTGTCTACCGAGTAATGATTCACCCTTCTGTACTACGCGACCCACTAGCTCTGATCTTGGTTCAAGGGACCCATCATCCCTGACCTGCCTGATCTTCATGTGAGTGTAGAAGATAGGGAGCCTCACTTGTGACTCATCTATCAAACGTCTCAACTCACCCCATAGAACATCAGCGAGCTGTGCTGCCTGAGGAGAGGTAGTTGTGATCTTACAGGGTCGCCTTGAGCAGAAGAACCAGAGAGTAATGAAAGCAGAGACGAAGTCCTTTCCGAGTTCATTACCGGCAGGGACAAACGTCTCTTCATTGTGCATCACTGAGTAGATTATCTCTTTCTGCTCTTTGTAGAAGTTGATATTGGGCCAGCACATTTTCCCGAACTGGATTGGATCAATGATCTTCACACGTGACCTCCCTGAAGAAAGGGTTAATCACAATCCGGCATCGCAGTCCACGTCTCTGCTCTAGATACGCAGCATACTTCACTGCCCTCATCCTCGTGTTGAATGATCCGTAGATGTTGTTTCCTGACTTGCTTCGTATCACGAACTGAGCTTCATTCCTCATTTCTTCCCCCATACCAGAAGGAATATGGTCACTGCTCCGGCTCCGAGAGCCAGCCCCGAAATGAAAATCATCAGCAGAAATCCAATCAGGCTGTTGTAGTCTGGATCAATCTTCCCCGACAGTTGTGAGGGGGCCTGGAATGGATCATCTTTCATGATAGCTCCTTAGAAAATGCGATAGTTCATCACGTAGGCAGGTTCATTATCGTGATAGTGGTTTTCATCAATTCCGATACAGCGGAACTCATTATCCTGAAAGAAAAGCTGGGTCGCGAGGTTAGACTCACGGACCTTCGTTTCAATCATCCATCTCCCCTCTTTGTGGAGGCAGCGTTTCAGGAGGTCAAGCATGAAGGAACCAATGCCGTCTCTTCGACTGTCGGGATGAACAGCGATACTGTGCAGGGCAAATGATCGGGCCCTCACTGAGTACAGCATGAAGCCGTGAGTTATAGAGTCTTCTGATATCACCTTCCCGTAGTCGTTAGGCTGACTCAGATACTCCATGAAGTCCCTTCTTCCCCAAGAGTCTTCGTAGCAGAGCTTTTCAATCTCGACTACATCTCCAATGAGGGGATGCTTCCCGTATAGAGAAGTGACTTCGTACATATCCCAGCCACTATCAGGCTTAGTCTTCTTCTTGAACACGGTCAATTTCCTGCTCAATTAGATCCTCTTTAGGATCATGCTGGTAGAGTTCATCCCATTTGAACGCCACTGTGTTCATCACTTTCTCTTCGGCGAATAGGCCCTTGTGCTTCATCGCCATGTCAAGAACAGAAGACTTGGAAACGAGTTTGAGCTTGTTTCTTATCTTCTCAGTACGAGTACCGTCTCGGTTGTGAGTAATCGTGATCTCCTGGTCAATCCCGTCTACTGCTCTCTTGGCTCTGTCAGTCAGCTTATTCACGTTAGAGATAAGCTTCCCATCCTCATCAATAAAGTCATCGAGAGTACGAGTGACACAGCACCAAAGATTGTAGATCACTTCCTCAGCATCGAGTCCAAGGTTCTGAACCATGATCTGCTGAGCTCTTCCAATAGCTCTCGCAATGAGGGGTTTCTTGAGGAGCTTAGAAGAAGCAGTTGTCGGACTTGAGTATCCCGCAGCTTTCGCTGCTCTTGTCCCATTCGAGTCCTTCAAATACTCCATCACGAACCGAGTCTGCTTATCATTCAACTGAGCAGATCTGAGTCCATAACTCTTGAGTTCTGTACTTCCCATCCTTTCCCTTTCTCTGACCTATTATATGAGAGGGCTCCTGAATTCAATCCTACTCGTCGAATTCCCCGTCTCCATGTCCGTCCGTTTTAACTCCTGGAGAAGAGGGTGTTTTCTTACTCTGAGCGGGGTTCGTCACGAGGGTACTTTCGGAGTTCGTTCCCAACACTTCTCTGATGGCATTCGCCTCTTTGAAATGCTTTCTCTGACGCAACAGTTTCTCAGCCTGTTCCAGGTCGGTCTTGTTCATCTTTCTCTCTTTCCAAGTTTGAGTGAAGTTAAGTCTTGATCTACGGAGGACACTCCCTCTTCGACCATTCTACGGTGCAGTTCTTCTGCTATTCTCGTGTACTGTTGACCCACTTCACATTCCTTTGGAATGAATGCTCTTCGGGCCAGAATCGCGTGCAGTATAACCATCCAATCGTCTAAACTGAGTTCAATAACCGCTCTCTTCTGCCAGTCTTTTTTCATATTCGCGTCACTCCTTTCGCTAAGCATAAGACCCAATCTACAAGTTGAACCCAATCCCGGTATTGTTCAGAGCAGGAAAACTCATTATACTGACGTACGAACCCCGAGTCTAACCTCACAAAGAAACTCTATAGAGTACCTTTACTGCATCACCTGCTCATAGAGGTTTTCAACAGTCGGGGTGAGCCGCCAGCGAGCCTTCCCGTGAACTCCTGCTCCCTTCTTCGGTCTGAAGGTTGAGACAGCGTTTATCTTCACCATGAACCTCAGGATATTTCTGACTTCTGCTTCAGGTCTGTTCACGAATATCGACAGAGTCTTGACCTCCAGTCCTGTATCCCCCTCGTTAAAGAGTGCCTCCGTAATTTTCAGTGATATACCCGCCGCTGTGTCAAGAGCTACCTTCGCAGTGATTGCCATCACTTCTTCGTCAACTGTCTCTTTGTTCATCACAGCAGCAAGAGACTTGGCTAATCTCACATGCTGAACAGCGAGTCTGGCAGCGAATTCCCTTTCAGCTTTCTCCTCCTGAGTCTTACTCGGTCTCGCCCTCATGTAAGAGACAAACTTCCCCAGACGAGTACATCTGCGAATCACCTCTGTTGGCATATCAATCTTCTTTAGAATCTCTGAAGCATTCTCCCTCAGGTAGTTCACGTATCCGCCGGTCATTCCCATCGCTTTCGTGAGGTCCTTGTCGTACTGATTCTTCTTCTGGGAAACTTCAGTCCCCATGTTACGTTCTGCTCTCTCAGCAACGATCATAAGAACCTCATCTTCCATTTCGTCATCAATGCCGTCCATTATGACACAGTCCAGAAACCTCTCTCCAAGTTCACTACTATCAATGGTCTTCAGTGATGAAGTGCCACATAGAAGGAACGTAGCTCTTACTCCCTGATAGTCACGTGAAGCCTTGTTTCGGTATGACGTTCTCGAGACTGTGTCGTAAATATCTCTTGCCTCGGAAAGAACCTGAGACAGATTAGGACTTTGAAGCAGCGTATCTCCATCCTTGATCACAAGAGTCTTTTCATTCATCTTACTGATTAGAGAATGATCTTCTTCCCCATCACCGAAACCACTGTGAAATCCTCTGATTGTACTCTTCGCAATGACCCATCTGGAAGCGACACTGATAGCTTCACAAAGAGTACTCTTCCCACAAGACGCGGGACCAAGAATCTTCAGCCAGAGCTGATCTCCGATACTCATCGTTGAAGCAATGCTGGCAAGCATCACGCAGAGAGCAGTGTCCAGTCCTTCAGTCCAACGCATCGCCTCTTTCCACGCCCCTCTAAGCTCAGCATAGTTGGTGCAGGTTAGGCAGCTCACTCCGCCGTCCTGAGGGGCCTCAGCAGCCTCCTGGAGCCACTCCTGCGGGACGGGGGCTACCATTGCCAGCAAACTGTGTAGACGCTCTATACGAGCCTCTGAGGGGGCCTCTGTTTTCCGCTTAACCTTCGGCATTGATGTCTCCTTTCAAATAATCTCTAACGTCGGTGCCGGAACGCCACTCAGGGTTGAAACCCTTTTCTCCCCATCTCAAGAAGAATAGCTCATTCGGGGGAGTGCTGCATGACTGCAGAACACCGGCACTCTTCTTGATACCTCTCACAGACGCGGGCTCTACTTCTGATCCATAAATCTCAACAGATTTACAGTGAGGACAAGACTTTTCTTTCAGGAAGATACTGCGTGACTTTCGGCAATCCTTACACCTGATCTTCGGGTGATCATTGTCCATCATCATCACGACATTCTTGTTGGCGAATTGGGGAGCCCACTTCTGACTAAAGTTGAGAACTCCCGGTATTCCCACAACACAGGCATCTTCCTGTTCAAGGAATGTTGTGTCAGATGCCGTCCCAAATAATCCTGATCCATCACCAGAAATCTGACAAGTACTCATCCCCTCATGAAGAGCGTAGGTATCCCACGGTCCTTCACACAGGTAAACTGTGGAACAGTCAGGAAGTCGTTCAAGATCACCGAACATCTGAACACCCATCGTTGGAGTAGGAAGAACGTTACCTCCTACGTAGCGATAAGCGGACATCACTTCGTTGTTCTTGTTTCTGCCTGCCGGAATCAGCCAGTCACCATTGAGATAAGACTTAACAAATCCAAACTCCTTCATTATCTTTACACTGTGAAAACCTCTTTCTTTCTTGAGTTGTTCATAGTCTTTGTCAGTAGTGTGAGACTTACTCTCTTCCAGTATCCTCCTGATGAAAGTATGTTTGTTCCCGGAGTCACATGACCAGCATTGCCATTTAGACGTTTCGGTTTGAACACCGAACCTGTCTTCTGCTCCACAAAACGGGCAATCCCCCTGAGCATTCTTCTTAGACTTAGACCACTCAAGATCTAGTCCGTGGAAGATGTAAGGTCTGAGCTCAGGGGGAGTCTCCTCTTTCTTACTCGCCTTCGGCATTAGCTTTCTCCTTATTCTCAGAAGCTCTGAGAGCCTGTGACATAGCTCCATGAATTGGGCAAGACATTGAAAACCTCATGGTAGGGTTGGGGAAGTCGAAATCTATGATAGTGCAGTTGCAGTTTTCCCACCTGAGTCGCTTCTTGAATTCACGTTCTCTTTTCTGTCTAACCTCATCATAGTCAATAAACCTCTGCTCTGGCCTCTGCTCTGGAACATCATAATCTTCTGGCGGTTCAGCGAAGCCTGCTCCGGTTTGGTCCCGCACATTGGACATGGACGTAACCTCTTCCAGAACAGAACGTTCTTCAACAAGATTACGATTGTTCGCTGCCTCTTCAGAGTATCCGTCTTTGTAACGAATCCGGTGGAGCTTATCGAGGTTGAGAACCGCACAAGTGTGAAGGTCCGTCCCGATAGCGTCTGCAATCTGCCCGAGCCTCCACAGTGCATCACCTATCTCCTCTCGAACATTCGGCATGTCCAATGGTCTCCCATACTCGATGTGCCCCTTGATCACAGAGGCAAGCTCTCCGACCTCATCCGTCAGTCCGGTGAGCCCATTCTGCAACTGCATCACCTTTGGTCCGTACTCAGTAAGTCGGTCAAGAATGGCTTTCTGATCTGCCATCGTTTTCAGTGCCTGCTGTTGATAATCATTCAGGTTCATAAGATCTTTCTCCAGTGCCGCAAAATTAAGACATGAACCGGAGCGACACTTAGTCGGTTCACGGGGCAGCGTAACTCACGCCGCCCGGTTACGCTCGGATGTTATGCGGTCAAATCCTGTATCCGCCCATCTCGATGAACAATTACGTCAGGCCGCTGGCAGCCACATCGTTCGCAATACAGAAGCTTTTGCACGTGTTGAGGGTCATCTTTAATCGTTCCGTCACTGTAGATCGTGACCATGTGTTCTGGCCCACGCTCGAATATATGACCAGCAATCCAGCACACTGGCAAAAGCAAAAACCGCATAACAAAACCGTCCAGCCGAGTTGTGGTCGGCCCCTGAAAAAGTATTGAAAGTCGTCAGCCACACCCGGCTGACGGTCAGCGTTATGCCGACGAATCAGACCCAAATTCAATTCCGCATGACTTCAACCACTTCAGGGTTTCTTCGCTGAAGTCTGTTGCGATAAACGCACCGTGACAGTCTTCGTGTGATATTGACATCCCATGACTCCGGCACACTTCCTCGATGTCTGACAGGAATGCCTCAACTTTCGACGCCGTGAATGGTTCAATCTTCAGATTAGGCCATCCTCCCCATGCGGCCCAGACCTGTCCTAGATTTCTAACCTGACCCATCAGTAGTTCCTCACTTCCCAGAAAACTGTATTGAAGCCGGGGAGAGTACCCCAACATCTAGACAACGCGGTGAACTCAATAACATGACCGGGATACCGATCAAGTAGTTCGTGCATCCATTCATACGAATTGGCGTTGAGATACATCCTCAAGTATCCGACCGCTGGTAATCCCCTGACTGTGAACGATGATGAAGCAAGAGCCTCTCTCATTGTTCTTGGAAGAGTGCTGGCATAAAGGGTCAATCCATCAGGTGTGTCCGTCACTTCTCCAACGAGTTGAGTCTTGTGAGTAGGACACATTTCGCTGACGTAAAGATTGCCTTCAGTGACCTGACCAAGAGAGTGGACTTCAGCCCACTTGTCTCTAACGCTCCCTCCAGACACATTGTACCACGTCGGTCCTCCTTTCACTCTGTTCCTCAAGTGGTACAGTCCTGTCAAATCCTTGTCTCTTCCTTCATCAAGAAAACTCTTCAGGTCATTCCAGGTTGGGGAAGCATTTCCGAACTCTCCATTCTTGTACCTCTTAACGAAATCTTTCTTTGAATTGACTGGGGGGTAACTCATTTGGAGTTTCTCCTTTCTGTTCTGCGTTCGTACCATGCTATCCCTGCTTTTCTCCACGCTTCATCCTTGACTTCTTCAATCCACGTAAGTTCTTCATTGTACGCTTTGACCTTGTGACAGTGAAATGAATTCATCATCGGTTGAGCAACGTCATTCAGAAACTCACTATGCCACAGTCGAGTGGAGATAATCCCGTTTGTGTGATGATGGCTTCCAACGAAGTTCAAGATTTCCCTGTCATCATCAATATCAATCGGGACTCTGATGTAGGGATAGACTCTATGTTCCTCCTCATATCCTCCGAGCCACTTTATCGGTTCCCAGTTCCACTTGTAGACGTGTAGGTTGTTCGTCATCGTGTGCATCTTACCGACCAGTACTCCAATCTTCCGTGCCATCCATTCCTGAAGAAAAGACATGTGAACTACGTTGGCTCCGAGCATTCCCCAGATCAGGTCGTTGCTGCGGTTCACAACCGTCATGTCCAGGACGTCGTACGTGGTCAGGCTTTTCGGAACCGGATCACCGTTAGAATCGAACTCACCCTCTCCGTTCGGCTCTTGCCGAATTGAGAACATCAACTGCGTGTTGCAGCAGACATCCTTCGAGAACATATCTCTGCGGTTATCAATGCGAAGCAGGTCCTCTTCCACGTTCCACATTGAAACCACTGCCCTCCGGGAGTTGGGGTGATCTTTCAGATGCTCAATCACTTCCACAAGCTGGTCAGTGTAGCCTTGAGCAATACCTCCAGGAGTTTCAATTCCGCTGACCTCGTTCATGTGGTAGTCATTCCTCTTTCTCCACCGTCTGCCATAGGCCCCATTCAGGAACACCCCGTCGTCGCTGAATTCCTCCATATTCGAAGCGTAGTACGCGAGGGGTTTCACCCTGTTGTCTCCCGCCAGCATCCACAAACTCTCATACAGGTGGAAGAACGGGTTGCAGTCTCTTTCCGGGTTCAGCAGCACTCTCTCCTCAGGATTTTCAATGGTCACCACTACCGGGTCTGGAAAGTACAGAACGGGTCCATTCCTTGACTCTGACTCAGATAGATTCAGGCTGCCGTCTGAAATCCCCTGTACGAGATTATAAAAGGCTTCGTTGACGTTCTGGAATGTCAGATTCATAGGGTTCTCCGATTCGTGAATTGATTTTTGAAAAATTGAAATTTTGCCTATTGCGGCATTTACATTGTAGCCGATAAACTCCATATTGATGTCGGAGTGAACACTGTGTTCACTGTTTACCCTCATTGGTTACAGGAGAAGAACAATGCCGAAAGCAGTATCAGTCGAAACCGAAACACCTGCCGTCAAGAAGACTACCAAGAAGAAGGTTGTCAAGAAAAAGAAGCCTGCCACAAAAGGTGGAGGTCCAGCAAAGAAAAATCCCGCTAACAAGAAGCCTGCCGCCGAGAAGAAAGAAGTCGGCTCTCGAGGTCTGACAAAGGAAGAAAAGGAGACCCAGACTCTCGGGACATTGCAGTTTCTGGCTAAGGAGCCGAAACAGGGTGATGGCTTTACGAAGGCGGCTCTTCGGGAAGAGTTGGGGTATTTCATGTTGGGAATTCCGAAACTTCTCAAATTGGAGCTGATTTCTGAGAATGAGCGAAACGAAGAAGAGGCTGGTAAGCGATACAAGATCAATGCTCAGGGACGCAGTGCAGCGAAGAAGGGTAAACTGCCAGAGCCAGAGTAGTTTCTCCCTGACAATTTGACGTTCACCACAGCCCGCTCCGGCACTACGCCGGGGACGGGCTTTTATTATGCCTCCAGACGCCCTCCAGACGCCCCCTGAGGCTCTGTTGAGGGATTGCCGGTACTGTTTGCTGTGTTGTGGCAAGCCATTGCTCTACAAGCCTCGTACGCGTCCACATATTTCATCTGCTTTGGTGGTGTTTTCTGTGTGAATGCCGACGGTCCTTCCAGCGGGCCAGTGATTCCCAGATCTACTGCGGTCTTGAGGTAACGAACCGCATCAATCACGACTCCCGCTGAATTCGGAGAGTCTTGCACTGACAAGCGGCAGTCAAGAGTGACAGGAGCCCCTCCAAAACCTTCAGCCTCAATTCTCAAGGTGGCGACTTTATTGTCTCCAAGATACTTGATGTAGTCAGAAGGTCCTGCGTGGATGTATCCCGTCTTTGAATTTCTCAACTCATCCTGAGACGTTATCACGTTCTCCTTACTTTTCTTCTTCGAAGTGAGTCGGGCAGGAACTGTCATATTGAAGAAGTCCGTATTTCCTCCCTGATTTGTTTGGCAGTGGAAGTTCACTTTCGCCCCTCTGTCAAGAAACATCTCAT